CAGATATAGCAGCAAATCAAGGTGCTAATTCTGTAGGTGTGGTTACTCCATACTCAATGTTTCAATTGTCAATTTTGGCAGGTAAAAACTTTGTATGGGATGGTATTCCTGTGTACTATGATATGGCAGTTAGTTCATTTTATAGTTATGCAGGTTACGGCTACAAATATGGTAGTCCTGCTATATTGCATGATTTCGGATTAAGTTCAAGATTTCCTACTAATTCTAGTAGTATTATAGATACAAGTGGTAACGGAAGAACAGGTACTTTTGTAACAGGTACAGGCAATGGTAGTGCAGTTAATGTAACAGGTTATACTCAATCTTATGTAGCAAGATTGGCTACTGCACATAATGGTCAATATTCAGTTAGATTAGATGATACTGCTAAGTATGGTGGTACTGCATCATTTACTTGGTTAGCATGGTTTAGAAATACAAGTTTTGATACAAGTTACAATGGTATTATTGCTTGTGAAGGTAGGAGTGGTAATGCTATTGGTCAAAGTTTGTACATATCAAATGCAAGTGGAACATTTATTCAGTATGAAAGGTGGAATGGTACAAGTGGTAGTGCAGCAGCAACAAATTTAACATTCGGTAGCGGTGGTGTACCTGCATATGTAAGTGGAAAATGGTATATGGTAGCACTTAGATATAATGGTAGTACTGCAGTATTAGAATTGTATGTAAATGGTACTAGATATTCAAGTAGTGTAAATACAACAAATAGTGTTACCACTAGTGCGAGTTGGGGTTGTTTTGCAGGATTGCGGTACAATCAATGGATGACAGGGCAACTTGGATATGTTGCTTGTTATTCATCAGATATTGGTACAACAGGAACAGGAACTATTAATGATGTAACTAGATTTAGATATGACTTTTAAATTAAATATAAGACAGATTATGGTTGCACTTTTTTGGTGCATATTCTTTACCTTGCTTATGGCTATTAGGCAAATAAGCACACAATATGTAGCAATACAACACAGGCAGCCTGTATATTTTAATATGTCGGACTCAACATGGAGTAACTTTCACCCACAAAAATAAATAAAATGAGAAAAATTCAAGATGTACCTATTTGGTACAATGGAGAAAACAAAAATGCAAGTTGGATTTATGTTAATGTAAATGAAGTCAATTTGGGAATTTCTGCTAAAATTACTTACTCTTTGTTTGCAGGAGAACCAAGTGAATCAGTAGTTAAAACTTTGATTGGTGCTAAATTGCAAGATGGTGCATTGGTTATGGATGGTCAAGCATATCAAGATTGGGGTAATGATGATGATTATGTTTGGGAATGGATAGCAGCACAATTAAATATCGTGTATTTACCTAATGAATAACAATAAAAACAAACCAAATGCAAGTAACATTTAACGAAGAACAAATTAAGATGCTAGAAAATTGGGCAAATGATTTACCTACTAAGTATGGTGCAGGATTTCTACAATTCTTAATGAAGGCTGTACAAGACCAAAACCCTCCACCTGCTGAGGTTATTAAGGCAGAAGAATAATGGCAGAAGAAAATAAAGTCATATTAGATGTAGATGTCAAGCCTATTAAGTTACAGCTTAGGGAGGCAAATGAAGCATTAATAGCAGCTAGGCAAAAGTTTGGTGAGTTTAGTGATGAGGCAATTGAAGCAGGTAAAAAGGTTGCTGCCATAAAGGATGAGATTGAGGCAGCAGGTGAACAAGCTAAATTATTTGACCCAGGTTCTAGGTTTCAGGCATTGACTACAGCCGCTAGTGCTGCTGCCGCAGGTGTGTCAGCAGTACAGGGTGCTATGGCTTTATTTGGTGAGCAAAGTGAAGATGTAGCTAAAACCCTGCAGAAAGTTCAAGGTGCTATGGCTTTGTCACAAGGTCTTTCGCAATTGAAGGACATAGGCAAAGTTGGAGAACAGCTTAAAATATCTTTTAAGGGACTGACTGCAGGGGTTAATGGCTTTAAGAAGGCATTGATATCTACAGGTATTGGTGCTTTGGTTGTAGCAGTAGGTTTGTTAGTAGCCTATTGGGAAGACATAATGGGTTTTGTTAGTGGAGTTGGTAGTGAGCAGAAAAAGTTAAATGAAGACTCAGCAGCAAACCTTAAGACTCAGCAAGATAAGTTAGAGGCAATAGATGGGCAAAGCAATCAGCTAAAACTACAAGGTAAGTCTGAGAAGGAAATATTGCAGATGAAAATTAAGCAGTCTGATGAAGCAATCAAGGCTGCTGAAATTAATCTAGCAAATGCTAAGGCTACAAAGGATGCACAAGTCCAAGCAGCTAAAAGAAACAAGGATATTCTGCAAGGTTTGATAACTATGGTGACAGCACCAATTACGGCTGTACTTGCAGGTATAGACATGATTGGTAAGTTTGTAGGTAAAAACTTTGGTTTAGCTGAAGGTTTTACAGGTGGACTAGCTAAGATGGTGTTTGACCCTGAAGAAACAGCTAAGAAGGGTGATGAAACAATACAGGCTGCTGAAAATACATTGAACCAATTGAAAGAGAAAAGAGCAGGTTTTCAGTTGTCTGTACAAGGTATTGATAAAGCTGCAGCAGATAAGGCTAAAGGGGACAAGGAAAAGCAAGATGCTAAGGAACTAGAGGCACAGAAAATATTACAGGAGTCTAAGATTAAGTTGTTAGACAAACAAAGACAGGAAGAAGCAGCAGTTGAGGAGGCTTATGCTGAAAAGTTTAAAAAACTTAAAGAAGCAGGAGTTAAAGATGATGGTACGGTAGAAGCTGCAAAGCAGTTAGAATTGTCAGCTATTCGTGACAAGTACAGAAAGGAAGAAGAAGACCAAGTTAAGGACTTTGAGAAGCAGCTTAATGATATTAGGACTCAGACAAGGCTTGATGGTATAAGGGATGAGAATGAAAAGGCAAGGATGCAAATACTAGCAGACTTTGCTAAGCAGAGAGAAGATGTAATGAATAATGAAAAGCTGACAGCAGAACAGAAGTCGGCTTTGAAGATTGCACTACAGGAGCAGGAAAATGCTGCTTTAGATGCTCTTAAATTTGCTCAAGACCAAAAGAAAGCAGGTGAAGATATTGCTGCTTTAGATAATGAAATAAAATTAGCAGATGCTAAGTTTCAGGTGCAAAGGGACTTGTTAAACAAGAAAGATGCACTTTTAAAGGAGCAGTTTGATAAAGGTTTGATTAGTGAGGCTGAGTACAACAAAGGTGTAGAAGCAAACTCACTAGCTAGGACTGAGATTGACAGGAAGGAGATGGATGCAAAAATGGAAAATGCAGCCAAGATTTCCTCTTTGTTAGGTGGTTTGTCAGACCTAGTAGGTAAAGAAACAGCAGCAGGTAAGGCATTTGCAGTAGCACAGGCTACAATTGATACATACCTTGCAGCAACTAAGGCATATCAGTCAATGGTTGGTATTCCTGTAGTTGGTCCTGCACTTGCAGCAGTAGCAGCAGGTGTGGCTATAGCAGGTGGTATTAAAAATGTGAAGTCTATATTGTCTGTAAAGACTCCTGCAGGTAAAGGAGGAGGTGTATCAGCACCTTCAATTGCTCAGGCTGCACCACAAGTAGCAGCACAGCCAACTTTAGGAACTAGTCCTGTTACAGCTATTGCTCAAGTAATGCAGACACAGAAACCTTTGAGGGCATATGTTATGGAAAGTGAGGTTACAGGTACTCAAAGGAGGGTAGCAGATATTGAACGCAGGGCAGGATTTTAATATTTAGATGTATGGAAAATAATTTGCCTTTGTATAGGCTAGTAATTACAGATAATGATGAAGGCGAGGAGGAAGTGGACTATGTAGCATTGGTGGAATACCCTGCTATTCAGAAGAATTTTGTGGCATTCAATAATAGATTGAAGTTTGTAGCAAATGAGGAGCAAAGAATAGTGTCAGGTCCATTGATGATTGCAGACTTGCCAATATACAGGAGAGATGATGAAGGGGAGTATTATGTATTGTTTACAGCAGATGAAATCAAGAAGATTGTACAAAGATTCTTTAAAAAGGGCTATCAAGCTAAGGTAAACATTGAGCATGAAAAGGCTATTGATGGAGTATATATGTTTGAAAGCTATATCATTGACAGACAGCGTGGTATAACCCCACCAAAAGGTTTTGAAGACATAGCAGATGGGTCATGGTTTGGTAGTTTTAAGGTGGAAAATGACGATATTTGGGAAGAAGTTAAAGCAGGTACTTTTAAGGGTTTTTCTGTAGAAGGCTTGTTTAAGTATGAAAGGACAGGTAAGGTAGTGACTCCCGAAGAAGAAATAATGGCACAGATTTTTAAAATTTTAGCTGAAATTGAACACTAATTAATAATTAATATTTACAAGTATGAACGCAAAAGAAGCATTAACAGAAATCAAGAAGCTGTTGTTCTCAGAGCAAGAAGTTCAGGCACAAAAGTTTGAACTTACTGAGGGTAAGCTAGTTGATGGAACGGTTGTAAATTACAACCTAGAAACTGCAGAGATTTATGTAGTTGGACCTGATGGGGTTTCAGTTCCTGCACCTGTTGGTGAACACCAATTGGAGTCAGGTGAGATTATCGTTGTAGCAGAAGAAGGTAAAATAGCTGAGGTTAAAAAGGCAGAAGATGCAGCACCTAAAGTAGAAGTTGAGGTTGAAGCAGCAGATGATGCTAAAGAAGAAGAAAAACCTGCTGAAGAACCTAAGAAAGATGAAGCAATGGCTAAATTTGAAGAAGCAGTTGCATCATTGTCAGCTAAGGTAGATGAACTGAGTGCAAAAGTAGAAGATATGGAGAAGAAGTATCAGTCTATGAATGCAGCAGTTAAATTGTCTGCTCAGGTAATTGATGAGTTGGCTAATCAGCCAAGTGCTGATGCTATTCAGAAGCCAAATACATTCTATAAAGAAGTAAAGTCAGAGAAAACACAAAGGTTTAATGATTTACAAAAAGCATTTCAAAAATTAAAAACAAAATAAGATGAGTTTAGATTTATCAGCACTTTCAAACTATGTAAAAGAGAATGAGCAACAGCTTACTGCTGCTGCAATCTTTAGTGCAAAGACAGCTTCATTGATTGAGGCTAAAGGTAATGTGCAAGTTGGTATCAAATCAGCAGAAACCATTAACATATTGACTACTGATGCTGTGTTTCAGGCAGGTGGTACTTGTGGTTTTAATGCTAGTGGTACTACTACAATTACTCAAAGACAATTGTCAGTTGGAAAAATTAAGGTTCAGGAAGCTATTTGTCCTAAGACCTTTGAAGCTAAGTACACTCAGAAGGCACTTAGACAAGGTTCTCAGTATGATTACATGGCTTATGCTCAAGAATATACTGACCAAAAGATTAAGAAAATTGGTGCAGCTTTGGAAACAGCATTGTGGCAAGGCGATACCACAAGTGGTAATGGTCAATTGAACAAGTTTAATGGTTATGCTACTATCATCAATGCTCTTGGCTTTGGTGGTGCAGGTGACCCAATCAATGGTAATGTTAGTGCTTTGACTACTTTGACAAAGTCTAATGTTAGACAAGCTGTTGATGATATTTTCTTGTCAATCCCTGCAGCATTGTTGGATAAAGAAGATGTAGTAATCTTTGCAGGTAACGATACCTTCAGAGAATATGTAGTAGCACTTCGTGAGGCTAACTTGTTCCACTACTCTGTAGATGCAGCAAACATGGAAACAATCATCCCTGGCACTAATGTAAAAATGATTGGTGTAAACGGATTGAATGGTACAGACTACATGGTATGCGGTAGCATGGAAAACTTTTGGCTTGGAACAGATATGTTGAATGAGCAAGACAAATTTGAGTTGTTCTATGCAAAAGAAGCAGATGAAATGCGTTTCGTAGTGGAGTTCAAGTTGGGTTGCCAAGTTGCTTTCCCTGATGAAATCGTATTTTGGAAGAAATCAGCTTAATTAAGTGAGGGAGGTAGTTGATGCCTCCCTCTTAACAATATAAATTTATTTATTATGCCATGCGCCCTTACACAGAGTTACACATTGGACTGCCGAGATAGTATTGGTGGTATCAAGGAAGTGTGGTTTGCCGCACACGAAGATATCGCAACTTGGACAGGTTCTAATGGAGCATATACCGCAGTTACAATGGATGCGGGTAAATACTTTTGGAAGTATGAACTAGTAAAAGAAAGTTCAAACTTCGCAGAAGCAATAAATACCAATGTACAGAATGGTACGGTATTTTATGGTCAAACTTTGGAGATTATTTTGAATAAACTTCAGGTAAACACTAGAAACGAAATCCTTTTGTTGGCTAAGAACAGACTAGTTGTTATCTTGACTGATAATAACGGAACTAAGTGGGTTCTTGGTAAAGACAATGGTCTTGATTTGACAGGTGGTGGACCTGCATCAGGTACAGCCTTCGGTGATAGAAATGGTTACACTCTTACCTTCACAGGTAATGAAAAGGAACTTGCTCCATCATTCACAGGAAATGTCCCTGTATCAGCATAGATTTGGTTTGTTTCAATATGGTAGGAAAAATGAAGACCCCCTTTATAGGGGGTTTTTTAATTGTACAAGTTTAGATTTATTTATATTTAAAGATATGATTAGCATAAGAAGGGGACAGAATAACTACATTTATGTAACATTGGTGGACAAAAGGCTGACTAGTAGCGACACTTACAGCTTTAAATTTGTCAATGAAGTTACTAGTGAAGAAGTTAGTCTATCTTTAGCAGATTTAAGCCAATATAAGGACAGGTACAGCAAATTTCAGGTACTTACGGCTGCTTTTGAAAACAGCACTATCGGTTTTTGGAGATATTATGTAACTCAGACAGGTAGTGGTACGACAATAATAGCTACAGGTAAGATGGAATTGACTGCAGACAATTTAAGCACGACAGGTGTCAAGAGGTACAACGGTTATGTTGGCACATATAAAACATATACGACATGATTAAGCTAATGAAGTTTGACCAAGTTCCTTTGCCGATTTACAAAGAAGTAAAAGGTAAGGATTGGATTTATTATGGTGAGAAGAATGACTATCCGAACTATTTGTTGCGGATTTATAACAATTCAGCTAAGCATAACGCAATTGTAACAGGTAAGGTTGATTATATCTGCGGAAATGGTTGGGAGGCAAAGTCTGAGGATGAGATGGAGAAAGCTAAGGCTTATGGAATCATTGAATCCGTAAACAGCAAAGAAGAAAGCCTAAATGAATTAACTAAAAAGATAGCTACAGACCTTACTTTGTTTGGTGGCTACTATTTGCAAGTTATATGGAGCAAGGCAACAGGTCAAATAGCTGAGTTGTACCATGTAGATTACTACAAGGTGCGTACAAACGCAGATAATAGTGAGTATTATGTATCTGACAATTGGATAAAGAACGACCAAACGAACCCAAGACCTGATTATGTAGCTTATCCTTGTTTTAACCCAATGAATCCAAAAGGTAGTCAGATTTTATACTTTAAGGAGTACAGAGCAGGAGCAAATACTTATTCATTGCCCGATTACAGAGGTGCAATTTCGTACATAGAACTAGATATTAGTATCGGTGAATACCATTTGAATACTATTAACAATGGTATGTTTAGTTCTAAGTTGATTAACCTTAACGGAGGTAAAGTTAGTCAGGAAGAAGAAGACAGAATTGAAAGACTATTTAAAGATAAGTTCTCAGGTAGCAAGAATGCAGGTAAATTCATGTTAGCTTTTAATGATAGCAAGGACAATGAACCTTCTATTATTGACCTAAGCGGAACGGAGTTAGATAAGCACTTTGATTTGCTAAATAAAACGGTACAGCAAGAAATATTTAGCGGTCACAAGGTAACTAGTCCAATGTTGTTCGGTATTAAGACTGAAGGACAGCTTGGTGGTCGTACAGAATTGCGTGAAGCTAGTGAGTTGTTCCAAAATACCTATGTAAATGGTAAGCAGAAGACTATTGAAGAAATAATTAACTACTTGTACTCATTTAATGATGTTACGGCACAATTTGAGTTGAAAAAGACCGAACCTATAGGTACGGAGTTTAGTGAGCAGGTAATTACTGCAAATATGACTCAAGATGAAATTCGTGAGAAGTTAGGTTTGCCTGAAATAGTTAAAAAGGAAAGTACAACTAGTCAGGAGATAATTAATGCACTGAATTCCCTTAATCCTGCTATACTGCAGAAAGTTATGGAGAATATGGATGCAACTGAAATAAGAGGTTTAATAGGCTTGACACCTAAGCAGCCTACAAATACCCTACCTGCAACGCAACAGCCAAATTTAGGCATCCTAGAAGCTAATAATGGCACTTTTGGTGACCACTTACACATAACTTGTAGCCATACAGACCAAGATGAAGAAATATTGCGACATTTTGAAGGTAAGGGCATACCAAAAGAGCAATTTGATGTGTTGCAGCAAGATAAATTGGTATTTTCTAGTATAAATGACGTTATTAAGGAAGATTTATTCGCTGATTACATACTAAATGAAGTTCAGGAGAAGATTTTGGCGGTAATTAAGGGCAATCCTGCGGCAACGGTAGAACAAATTGCCGAAAAAGTAGGCATTAGCAAGTCTGTAGTAACGAATAGGTTGAATACTTTGATTGATGATAACGTAATTAAGGAGAAAATTAATCGTGAAGGACTGATTACAAGAACCCTGACAAAGATTGGAGAAAGTGCAATACGCAAATTGACCCCGATTACCTCGTATAAGGTATTGTATTCATACGAAGAAAGACCTAATGTACCTGCTGTTAAGACACAAAGCAGACCATTATGTCAAAGGTTGTATCGTAGTGGATTGTATTTTACTAGAGAGGAGATACAAAATATCAGTAATCAGCTAGGTTATTCGGTGTTTTTGTTGTGCGGAGGTTGGTATCATAACCCAAATACAGGCATAAATACCCCATATTGCCGCCATGAATGGAGAAGAAATGTCGTAATTGAAAAAACATCAAGATGAGTGCGAATATTTTAATGATTTCGGAGCAGTCCTTTAAGGATTTTACGATAGCTAGTAACAATATTGACATGAAAAATGTCACTCAAGTCATCAAAATGACTCAAGACAGGTATATTCACCCGATATGTGGAACGGCTTTGTACAATAAAATACTGCAATTGATTGACTTGAACACGATTGGACAGCAAGGAAACGCAGTTTACAAGACACTTTTGGACAACTATTTGACTGATACTCTATTCAATTATGTTTTAGGAGAATTGCCAATGGCTATGCAGTACAAGTATGTAAACAAAGGAGTACTAAAAAGAACTAGTGAGAATACTCAAGAACCGACTTTTGCTGAATTGCAAAGCATTAGTGAGTATTATAAGGGTTACGCAGAATGGTATGCCGAAAGGGCAATCAATTATTTGTGTGCAAATGGACCTTCGTACCCTGAATACTTGAACCCAGGTTCAGATGTAACGACTATTAACCCTGTAAGTAATCAGTACAAGTGTGCTATTAACTTAGGCAGAGGTGATTATGAAGACCACAGACCTTATTCAGAACGCTATCAAGGAAACAGATACAAAAAACCATTCTAGTATGGCATATAGCAAGAACGAGAAGAAATTAAAAGAATATTTAAAGAAGCAAAATGACATTAAGCAACCTAGTAAGCAAGTTAAAGGCGATACAGCTAAGTCATCCAATGATAAGAACCTTCGGAGAAGGCGACATATATGATTATGTTGATAATGGTGGTGAAATAGAGTATCCTGTAATGTGGGTGGTTGTTAAGCCTTCGCAATACAGCAATACTACTATGAATTACAATTTAGCAATCGTATTTGCAGACTTGTTAGCTGAAGATAAAAGCAATAGACTGCAGGTACAGTCAGACCAATTGCTTGTTGCGTTAGATGTAGTAGCTAAGTTAAAAGAAGATGACGCATACAGCTTTAATGTCAGGCAAAATGTTGCAATAGAGTTTTTTCAGGAAAGATTTGATGACTTTACTGCAGGTGTGACAATAAATGTTGAAATTATTGACCCTCAGCCGCTTGATTTATGCCAATTTCCAAATTAGATAATATTATGACCATGTTTCAAAGAGATGAAGTAGGAGTGCCATCAACATTAGGTGCTATTTTGTTAAATATGATGAATATGATGGGTGTAGAAGTCATTAGTCATGGCTTTACATGGATTATTTCAACCCTGTCAATAGTTTACCTCGTATATAAAATTAAAAACGAAAAGGCACAGCATGACAGACACAAAAACAATAGAGAAAATTAACTTGTTGCACCCTAAGCTGCGTGATGAGGCTAAGGAGTTGTATGAAGATATATGTGCTGCTTTATCAGGCAGGGCATTTTGCCGATTTACTCATACACTTAGAACATTTGCAGAGCAAGATGCTTTGTATGCTCAGGGTAGAACGGCAAAAGGCGGTATTGTTACAAGTGCTAAGGGCGGTAGGAGTTACCATAACTACGGATTGGCAATTGATATAGTTATTGTAGATGGCAAGGCTGCTAGTTATGATGTAAAAAAGGACTTTGATGGTGATGGTAAGGCAGATTGGATGGAAATAGTAGCCATTTTCAAGCAATATGGTTGGGAATGGGGAGGAGATTGGAAGTTTTATGATGCTCCACATTTTCAAAAGACTTATGGACATAGCATTAAGACCCTGTTAGATATGTATAACAAGGGCAAGGTTGATAAGAACAATTACGTTTTGATATGAAGTTGAAAAATTATAAGGCATGGAAAACTACAGCTTTGGGAATGACAATTATTGTCGCCTCTATGGCGAGTGTGTTTGTAAAAGAATCTCTGACATGGTCGGATGCAGCAATTGGTATAGCCATTGGACTAATGTTAGTGTTTTCACCCGATACAATATTGGATAAAATAATGAAGTTGTTAAAGGTTTTGATTTTGGTGTTTCTGACTAGTTGTATGAGTCAGAAGAAATTGGCTAAGGTATGTGCTGATAAGTTCCCTGTAAAAGATAGCACAATAATTATTGAAAAGATTGATACGACTTATGAATATGTTAAAGGTGATAGTATTCGTGTACAGATGGTTGTACATGACTCTGTACTTATTAAGGACACAATTTGCCCACCTGTTAAAATTCCGAAAGTAACTAGGTACAAGGAGAAAATTGTTTACCAAGAAAACACAGCAAAAGTATTTGTTTGTGAGTCAGAATTGAAAAAAGTAACTCAAAAATGCACAAAATTGGAGCATGATAATGCACAATTGGTTGCAGAAAACAAAAAGTATAAAAAAATTGGCTTGTATGCCTTGTTTGGATTATTGGTAATAGTAGCACTAATCGTATTGAAGGTTGTCAGGTCTGCCACAAGATTATGGTAGTAAAAAATGTAGCAAAGTCAGTTACAGAAATATTTGTAAAGACAAATTCAGCAAAATTGCTGTTGCTTTCTGATGTCCACTTTGATAGTGCTTATTGTGAAAGAAGTTTATTGACAGAAGTTCTTAATGAAGCAGTCCAAAAGGATGCAATAATTCTTTTTAATGGTGACTTTTTTGATATGATGCAAGGCAGAAATGACAAAAGAGGAACTAAGGGCAATATTAGGAAGGAGTATTTAGGTGATAATTATTTTGACCTAGTAATTGAAGATGCTTTTGAATTTCTCAAGCCGTATGCTAAAAACATAGCTATCATGGCAGATGGAAACCATGAAACAGCAATTACTAAAAATTATGAAACTAATCCTTTAGACAGGTTGTGCTATTTGTTGAGCAGAGAGGAAGGAAGTCCTGTATTGCATACAGGTTATCAAGGTTGGGTTGTTTTTAGAATGACTATTGGTAGTAATATTTTTATTCCGTTTTATATTAAGATGCATCATGGTTCAGGTGGTAATGCTAGAGTGACCAAAGGTGTAATTGAGCATAATCGTATAGGAAACTATGTAGAAGGAGCAGATTTAGTATGGTTGGCTCACACTCACACTCAGTATTGTATGCACAGCACTACAGAAAGGATAGGTGGTAGCAATCATTATGAAACTAGATTTGAAAAGGTGTATCAAGTAAGAACAGGTTGTTGGAAGCAGGAGTATAAAGAAGGAGGTTGGTCAGTAGAGAAGGGTTTTAGTCCATCCGAAATAGGCGGCTATTGGTTGGAATTAGGTTGTTCACGAATTTTAAATGATGAGAAAAAGAGGAAAGTACAAATTAAGACAAGAATATACCCGACTTAGTATGTGGCTAGAAATAGAAGTGTTGCTTAGAGGCAATACCATAAATTGGCAGGAGTTAGGCTTTGATGTTAGGCATGAATTTGCTAGGCGAATGGTCAGGCTTGATGAAATATACAATGTACAGGAGTTGTTGCCTGATATTCAGATAATGACTTTTAATGACCAAACTTCTGTGTACATTAGGGGAGAGTATGAACAGATAAGAGATGAAATACTGCACCTGCAGGATAGGCAGGATGATGATGAAGAATAGCACCGAAATGGTGCTTTTTTTATGCCCTGTAAAAATAATTAAAAAAAATTTTCAAAATAATTTTGTTAATTAAAATAAACCTCGTAATTTTATATGGTAATTAATTCCTCACCAATCAAACAAACGATTATGCTACAATTACAAGACACAGCTTACAATCTTGGCTTTATTGCTAAGATGAATGGTAACACTCGCAAGGCTATTGATGACCTCAAGTTTAGGTCTATGTGTGCCGAAATTAATGATGACCCTCAGATGCAAACTACCATTGATTTATTGCAATCATGGTATTCAGGTTATGACTCATGCTCTCAGGAGTATCGCAATTATCGTAAACAATCAAAAAAGTAAGTTATGGCATATTGTACAAGATGCGGATGCCAAATGCCTGATTTGAGGCTGACCAAGTATGGTTACAAGACTTGTGTAAATTGCTCAGATGTTCAGAAGGTTGGTGGTGTTGCTATCACTAACCATAAGACAGGTAATACTATACAGGTTTTGCCTATGGAGGTTGCTCAAAGAATTAACCGCCTTGCAGCTAGAGATGGCTATGGTGTATGCCGAGGTATGACTCAATCAAAATAAAATATATGACAAAGCAAAAAGAGGCTGTTTTAAGCCACGAAACCCCAAAAGGACTCAATATATCAAAGTCCTATTTTCCTGCCGAAATTGTGCCTTATAATGAATGGTGTAGGCTTTTAGGAGTCAGCACACAAGTTCCGACACAAGAGCAGATGTATCAAGGTAACCAAATTGATTTAACCAAGTTAAAAACCAAGTAAAATGAGCAAGAAACACTATGTATGGGCAGCAGATAGCATTGTTAGCGAATGTATGTCCGCAGGTATTGACAGGGCAAATTGTTATGCCTATGTTTTGTTTGTCAATTTTTTTAGCAGTTTCAATGACAGGTTTGATGTAGATACTTTTGACAAGTACATTGATAAAAAATTGTCAGAACTGCAAAAATAATTTTAAAAATATTTTGTAATATCAAAAGAATGTCGTACTTTCACATGAACAAACCAAAAACAGGAGCAGTCTGTATAACCTGCGTAAATTTATGGATAATATCCAAGCACTAATTGGGTCAGCATTTCAAGGATTGAAGTTGCAAGACCCTGCTAACTCCGAAAGAGTAGCAAGTTTGTTAGACAAGTTTGACCTTAGATGGTCAGTTAGCAAACAGCCATTGTACTTAGAAGATGGCACAAGAACTAGCTACCATGCTGTTGTTAGAGATGACAACAAGCAGGTGTTTCAAACTTGTAAGGACACTTATAGTCCTTATCAGAACAGCGAACTAGCTGAGTTATTGATTAGAATTGCAGACAAAGGTGGTTATGAAATCCACCATGGCGGTTGTTTCAAAGGCGGTGCAAAAGTCTTTGTTCAGTTGCTGTCAGGCAATGAAATTAATGGCATTGGCAAGAACAAGACAAGAGTTGTAGGCTACACTACAGGTCTTAATTCGCATGATGGTAGTACTTCACTAAAATGGGGTAGTACAAACAAGACAATTTGTTGTCAGAATGTGTTTAATGCTGTATCAAGACAATTGTCAAACACAGCTAGGCACACGACAAACTTGCAAGACAAGGTGGATATGTACCTAAGTGAGATTGGTGTTGCAATTGAGCAGGAGAAGTCAATTTTTAACAGGTTTATTAGGTTGTCTGAAACCCCTGTTGTTGGTCATCACATTGTTAAGGTTGTCAAAGATGTTACAGGTGTTGATATCAATATGGCAAGAAGTGAGGCACAGGAGAAGTTTAGCACATATAACATCAACAGAAGTGAGGAGTTGTTGGCTTCAATATCTGCTGAGATAAACCAAAAAGGCGAAACCTTATGGGGTTTGTTTAGCGGTGTAACCAATTACACTACCCACAAGATACCTGTCCCAAATCGTGATAATGCAAGAATGGAGAGCAAGTATGTAGGTACAGGCAGTATGATTGATAACAGAATTTTTGACTTAGTAAGTTCGTTTAATTAATAACCACCAAAATTGAAACAAAATGAAATTTGAATTAGAAAAAGAAAGCAAGTGGAACTCCATTAGAGAAGAAATGGAAGTTACTTATTGGATTAAGGTAGATGGTAGATACCTTGAATTATGTCGCAATGTAGAAGATGCCATGAAAAAATGGGATATTCTCAAGGAAAGGTATCGCCCTCAGACCAAAGAAATAGTAGGTGTGATTGAAGTTGATGAGGAGGCAATATTGCCAATTCAAGAAGTCCTCAAAACTGAAGAAGTATATGGAAACTAATTTCAATTTAGATGGCAATGTATCAGGCACTATTATAGTGCTTGATACTAAGCCTAAATTAATGTTTGTAGTCAATATGCTTCCTACATATCAGGTTGATATTTTTCTTGACCATAAGGAGTTCCTAGACCTGTTAAGGGACAACTATATTGAAGACTACATAGGTGACAAAATTGTATTGGATTATTATGTAGAAGATGATGATGGTGATACATACTGCCAAACTTATTCGGTTAGTGTGCAGGACTACATTATGAATTACATAAGTCAAGACACAATTGCCAAAGTTTTGAAGGTATTGCTTACCAAGTTTACAAACCAAATTAATGTTAAATGAAAAATTTGATGGCGGCATTGTCCGCATTTCAATTGGAGTGTCCAATAATTCACAAGGACACTCAAGGGCATAAGTACACTTATGCTGATTTGCCCAAGATTTATAGTGTGATTAACCCATTGTTGCACAAGCATGGTTTAGTTGTTTCTCAGCCTTTGATGAATGGTTGTATTGAAACCTACCTGTATCACATTCCTAGCGAGGAGTGTCTTAGGTCTAGTACTCCTATTCCGCAAGTTCAGTTAGGCAATATGAATGACTATCAGGCTTTTGGTTCAGGTGTTACATACTATCGCAGATATGCTTTGTCAAGTATGTTGGGACTTGTAACAGACAAAGACACAGATGCAGCAGGTGAACCTGTAAAGCCAAAGGCTAAGGTAATGGAAGTGCCTATGCCAAGCGAGATACCTCAAATGAATGATGTAACTATGATGAAGTTAGTTGCAAGGTTTAATGGAGGTGAAGTAGATGTTTTTGCTAAGGCAGCACAGCATTACAAGTTGAGAGAAAAAGATGTTGTACTCATTCAAAATTTAGCAGATGATAGAGCAGTATAGTCAAGAATGGTTCAATGCTAGGTTGGGCAAGATAACTAGCAGTACTATATGGAATCTTATAGTTGAACCTAAGACCAAAAAAGAAGGAGAACTATCTGCCACTACAAAGGAGTATCTTTTGGCTAAATTGGCTGAAAAACTATCAGGAGTGCAAAGGGATTACAAGAGTGATGCAACCACACATGGTTTGGAATTAGAAGGTGAAGCCTTAGCTTACTATGCTGCTAAAACAGGCAATGTAGTTAAAGAAGCAGGATTTATTGAGATGATTTCAGGCTTGTATGGTGGTACACCTGATGGCTTTGTTAATGATGATGGCATCATTCAGGTCAAGTGTCCATGGAATTATGTAAACCATTTAAGCTATGGACTAGTTGAAAGTGTAGAATATTTTAAGAAGAAATATCGTGAGTATTATTGGCAATGTCAGTCAGATATGCTAGTTTCAGACAAGGTGTTTTGTGACTTTGTTTCATACTGCAAGGATATGCCTGAGCAATACAAGATGTTTGTTTTTAGAATACCTGCAAACCTTGAGGATATGCAATTGTTAGTTGAAAGGCTTGATGCTTCAGCTAAATTTATGAACGAGATGAATGATTATCTATTGTCAAGATGGGCAAAATAAGTGATGTTTTAATGTACATAAAATTGTACACCAATTGTAGCGACCATGCTTTGAAGCGAATACAAGTATTGCTTGAAGATTTTGTAGAAGTGCGTGAGGTAGTTAAGGTAGTTGAAAACAAAAAAATAGTGTACATACAAAAGAAGCGAGTTAATGCAAGTATTCGCAGATGGGCAGAAGATTGGTTGATTAAGAATAATGTAACTTATAAGGAAGTGTCAATGAAGTCTAGAGCAACAGAAGTAGTATCGTTGAGAAACAGATTTTGTATGGATGCTTTTGTAGAAGGTTATGGCTATTCAGAAATTGGTAGGTATTTGAAAAAAGACCATAGTACAATAATTCATTGTATTCACAAGATTAAACGTAAAGCAAATGAAAAAAGTATTTGATTGTATGTACTTTGTATTTGTTTGTGTACCTGTATTTGTAATTGTGTACACTACGATAGAAGTATTTTTCTTCATCCATAAATTGATAAAAAAATGACAAAACCAAAAACACAGATAGCAGAAGTATTGCACTTATTGCTATCGCAAGACATGACTAGTTTAGACATTATAATGAATGGAGTATTGAACCCTACAGCTAAGATTAGTCAGCTAAGGGCAAAGGGTGTCAATATACTATGCAATGATGTAAAGCACAAGAATAAGTTTGGTAGGCAGATGACTTATGGCAGGTTTACCATACTTAACAGGAGAGAAGCAGCCAAGATTTATAACCAAATAAACAAGTAGTATGATTACGACAGAGAAGAAGATTTTTTATGACACAGGCATCCCTAGTTCAGCTAAAATGTTGTATGCCTACATTGCAGAAAAACGCAAGATTGAAGAAACCAATGAGCAGTTAGCAGTTAGATTTAATGTAACTAGTGTCAGTATTTCAAATTGGCTATCTAAGTTGGAGGAGGCTGATTATGTAAAACTCAGCTATTCCAAACGCAAGAGAGTAGTTGAATTGATTGACTGACAATAAGGAGAGTGTGATGCTCTCCTTTTTTAACCTAGATATATGACAAATGAAAATGGACAGCACAATTGGTATGCTGTTATCCCTGCTGAAATTTTGTTAGATAAAACCCTTAGTAGTACACAGAAATTGTTGATTGCATTGATTAGCAATTTGTCAAATGCTAAAGGCTATTGTTATGCAAGTAATTCGTATTTGGCTGAATGTTTGAATCTTACGGCTAAAACTATATCAGATAATGTTACATTTTTGGAGAACAAAGGCATCATTGTTCGTGATATTATTCGGAATCCTAAGACTCAGCAGATAGAAAGGAGGCAGCTAAGAATCAAGGCACTCCCCCTAATTTTCAGGATGCCTATACGGAAAAATCGGGATACCCCTCCCCCGAAAAATACGGAAAGTAATAACAAAGTATATAAAAACAAAGATAATAGGGATGACACACTTAAAAAGATAGTAATATGAAGAAAAACAAGTCATGGGAGGAGGTTATATTGACCAAAGTTCCCCCACATTCTAAAGAAGTAGAGGAGTCAGTATTAGGTGTTTTATTGCTTGAACCAACAGCATTGTATAAGGCTTTGAATAGTCTTAGTATTGATTTTTTCTATGTACCCAAACATAACGCAGTATTCAAGGCTGTACAGGCTTTGTATGACAGAGGTTCTGCTATTGATTTGCTTACGGTAGTTAATTATTTGAATGAGAATAATTTAATGGACATTGTAGGAGGTGTATATGATGTTGTCAAGCTAACCAATAATGTAGTCAGTTCGGCACACATGGATGATTGGATTAAGATACTACAAAGTAGGTATTTGCAAAGACAAGGCATTGTTATTGGTCAAGCATTGATGACAGACAGCTATGATGGTGGTGAAGCAGATGCAGTATTGAATAATGCTAGTTCGTTGATTCTCAAGGCACAAGAAAATGTATTCCGAAATACTGAGAAAAGTATGATGCACTACTTGTTTAATCTAGCAGTAATGCGTGATAAAACTAGTAAAGATGGGCATATCGGTATCAATACAGGTTATGCAAGTCTTAATGCTTTGATTAGTGGTTGGGCAGCACCTGATTTGGTAATTTTAGCAGCTAGACCTGCACAAGGTAAGACAGCTTTTATGCTCAATACAATACTAAATGTGCTAAGGCAAAACATACCTGTTGGCATATTTAGCTTGGAGATGAGTGGTGAACAGCTAGTCAATAGGTTGCTAAGTTTAGATGCAGACATTAGTCACACTAAGCTAAGGCATAATGATATGAACGAGGCAGAGCAGGTCAGACTAAGTAATAGTCAAGGTAGATTGGAAAAAATGCCATTGTTTATTGATGATACCCCTAGTGTAAATATCAGAGATTTGCGGAGCAAGGCTACAATAATGAAACGCAAGTACAATATTCAGTTTTTGTGTGTGGACTATCTGCAATTGATGAGTGGTATAGACAAGCGAGGCAATAGGGAAACCGAGATTGCAGAAATTAGTAGAGGTTGTAAGATAATTGCAAAGGAGTTGAATATACCTGTTTTGGCACTTAGTCAGCTTAGTAGAGCAGTAGAAAGTAGGGCAGACAAGATGCCTCAGCTATCAGATTTGCGTGAGTCAGGTGGTATAGAACAAGATGCAGATAGTGTGATATTCCTAATGCGACCCGAAACCTATGGTATTAGAGAGATTGAGATTAAAGGGCAAACCTATGGTACAGATGGTGTATGTGTGGTCAAAGTAGGCAAGAACAGGCATGGTTCACTAAAGACATTGCCGTTTAAATTTGTCGGAGAAACTATGAAGTTTAAAGAATATGATTTTTAAAAATAATTTGAAAAATATTTTGTTTGTATGAAATAAAGTAGTAATTTTCCGTATGTTAGAAAAAGACCTGCACACTAAAGTATGCAATTTTATAAGGGTAAAATACCCTGAAGTCATATTCCGTACTGACTTTGCTGCAGGTATGCCTATGAGTATAGGTATGGCAAAGAGGCAAAAAGTGTTGCAATCTCATTCAGGATATCCCGATTTGTTTATAGCAGAACCAAGAGGAGAATATTCAGGTTTATTTTTGGAGTTGAAAACTGAAAATAACAAGGTATTCAAAAAGGATGGCACATTATTGGCAAATGCTCACCATAAGGAACAAGCTGCAATGTTGGTGTTGTTGCAAATAAGAGGCTTTCAGGCACAATTTGCAATTGGTTATGAAGATGCTATAAATAAAATTGTAGAGTACCTTGAAAGCGATTGAATGGCTATATGACACAGAATTTGAACTAGCATTCAAAAATATAGGCAAGGACTTATGGGAGGACTTGAGGCAAGAGGTTGCCCTTATAGTGTTGGAATATGACCAAGATAAGCTAACTGAGTTAGTAGGTAAAGGAAAGCAGGTGTATAAGTTTTGGATTGTGAGGATATGTTGCAATCAAACAAATACTAAATTCGGTAAGTTTGGTAGAATGTATAAGTCAATAATACCTGTAGAAGATGTAATGAAGTTTGTAGCAGAGGAGGAGGAAGTTACTGATAATCAGCACATTGTAGATGGTATATTGGCAAATATGCAAAAGTTGTATTGGTATGATAAGGAAATATTGAAGTTGTATATTGAACTAGGTAGTGTACGCAAGGTTTCTGCATATCTAGGCATACCGCATACTTCTATTTTTATGACAATTAAAAACATAAGAAAATGTATCAAGCAATCGTTGGTGTACTAGGTTCAGTAGGACTAGTGATGATATGGCATTACATATTGAAAGTGCCGCATTATTTTTGGAAGGTGACAGGTTTAAATATGGACAAACCCTTTAGTTGTGGCTTTTGTTTGTCGTTTTGGACTTGCTTAATTTATTTAATGTTTAAAACAAATTGGCTAGATGCTATATTTATAAGTAGTGTAGCACCCTTTGTGTACTTGTACGCAGAGGATTTTATAACAAATAAATGGGAGTTATGAATCAAAAAGACAAAGAGTTGTTTGATAAACATTTGGACTTGTATGAATCGTACAAGAAGCATCAATTTATTAGAAATTACTCAAAAGATGTGTATGCAGATTTGATTTATCTGTACACTACTTATGTAAATGAAAAGCACAATTTTTCTCATTGGTGCAGCAGTTGCAGGACTGAACTAGTTATGCACTTGTACAATTGGTATTCAGCTAATGTGCCTACTACATGGTATCAGGAAGTAGCAAAGCAAGAACCTGAACCTGAAGTAGTACCTGTAGAAGAACCAAAAGTTGAGGTGTTTGAACCACCTAAACGCAGAAGAAAGAAGCAATAAATCAAAACCATATAAAAACAAATCAAATCATGCAAAAGAAAATCAGACTAGGTAACGGTAAGAAAAGAAGCGAATCTTGGCTTACCGCTACCATTTGCTTGACAGAAGCAAAGAACCATGTTTATACCTACAATGGTAAGGAATATGTTAATGTCAATATTAACATAGCAGAGCAGCCTAATGAATACGGCAAAGATGTACAAGTTACCCTGAACGATTACAAGAAGGAAGAAAAGATACCATTCTGATGAAGAAGCACACGAAGGTGTATCTAAGCTATTTTGGATATGGTTTAGATGACTTTATTCCATGTGAATTGTGCGGCAACAGGGCAGTAGATATCCACCATATTAATGCAAGAGGTATGGGTGGTAGTAAGGATAAGGATAGCATAGATAATTTAATGGCATTGTGCAGACCTTGTCACATGGAGTACGGAGATGTTAAAGACTATATTGATTATTTAAAAGATACACACGATGGCAAAATCAAAAAGCGACAGCAGAAAAGTATCATTCGGTAAAAGAAAGAAAGGTTGTGCAAAAAAAGCATACAACAAGCACACACCTAGACCCAAGCCTTATAGAGGTCAGGGAAGATAAAGTTTAATCTAAAACACAAATAAAATGAGTAAAGAACACAAGCCGTTTCAATTGAATTTCAGCAGCGACAAGAAAGTTGTTAGTGTAACCTTGTTAGATGATGATGGCATATTTCAACTAGCAAATATGTTTAAGTCATTGTTGGACAATGCAGGAATAGCAAACACATTAACAGAATCAATGATTGAAGATGCAAACCAAATTAGTGAAGATATCGGAGATAAAAACTAATCCCGATAACCCAAGAATCATTAAGAATAACAAGTTTTACAAGCTAGTTAATTCTATTAGGCAGTTTCCTAAAATGTTGGAGATTAGACCAATTGTTGTCAATGGCAATATGGTTGTATTAGGTGGCAACATGAGGCTAAAGGCTTGTAAAGAAGCAGGATTAACTGAAGTGCCTATTGTTTTGGCAGATGACTTGACTCCCGAAGAACAAAAGGAGTTTATCATTAAAGACAATGTAAACTTTGGTACATGGGATGCTGAAATGTTAGCTAATGAATGGGACTTGAATAAGTTACTTGATTGGGGACTAGGTGCAACAGATTTGGCTATACAGGAGATTGAAGAACTAAGGTCAGAGGAGGAGGAAGAAGAAGATTGCATATATCCTATAACCCCAAGATTGTCAGAAAAGCATGACTATGTTATGATTATTGCAGACAATGAAATTGAGTACTCCTATCTTAAGACATTCTTTAATTTGTCAGACCAAAAAGACTACAAAAGTAGCAAAGTAGGGCAAGGGAGAGTTGTAACATTTGATGAGTTTAAAAGGATAATTGATGAAAGAAATAGTTAAGTTAATTATTCTTAGCCACAAAAGAAGCAACAAGGTAGATACCCTTGATACTATCAGCAATTGTAGTTTGTGTGTACCTGAAAGTCAAGTAGAAGACTATCTAAAATACAATGGAGATGTAGAGATGATTGTACACCCTGACAGCATCAAAGGATTGAGTGCAAAGATGAGGTGGGTACATGAAAGATACCCTAATTGTGTGATGCTTGATGATGACCTGAATAGGATGAGCAGAACCTATGTAGATAAGGAATTTGATGAGGGCAATAGAGTTGATATGGACACAGCTTATGATATTATTCAAAGTACAGCATTCACAGCAAAAGAAGCAGGTTGCATGATGTTTGGGTTTAGTAATACTGCTAGACCTGTAGATTACTCAGGCATGAAACCATACAAGTTGTCAGGCTTTGCTATTGGTGGTAGTATGGGATTTTTTGAAGGTTTCAAAATGATATTGCCTGATGAGTGTGTATCTGCTTGTGACTTTTTTGTGTCAGCTATTAATGCACACTTTCATAGGAAATGTTTTATAAATACAAGGTATGCATTTACTAGTAAGGAAGGTACTTTCATATCTACAGGAGGCATGGCAGAGCATAGGACTTTAGATACTGAAAAGCATGATTACTATTTATTGAAGGAATATTTTGGAGCAGCTATACAAAAGAAGAAAAGCACTAGCATGAGGAAAAGTCTTGCTAATGAATACGAAAGAACACTTAGAATACCATTTTAAATATGACAAGCAAAGAATTTTATCAAGAAAAGTTAAAGACAGAAAGTGACCCTATTAAGCAAGTAGGTTGGGATAATGAAGTAAAGGCTGTAAAAAGGTACAAGCAAATTGCCAAGCTAATCCCACCTAAAACACAATCAATTGTGGACTATGGTTGTGGCATTGGTAATTTTTCTAAGTATGTAAGCAACAAGGTTGATTACTTAGGCATGGACTCATTCCAAGAATATGTTGATGCAGCTAATGATATGCACCCTGAGTTGCAGGTTATTCATTGTGATGGGAAAGGTGTTATACCTGAATGTGATATAGCTGTGCTAATCGGTGTTTGGACATTGAGAGGCAAAATGAATGATGTGCAGTATTGGAACAATGTCGTAATTCAATTAAAAAATATATTGAAATCAGTTAAAGACCAAGTTATTGTTAATGGCTTCCATGACCAAGTTGATTACAAAGACCCGAAGTTGTTTTACCATGATATGAATAGATGGATAAAGTTGGCTAATCTGATGCAGTTAAAGATTCAGATTCAGTTGTTTGAAAAATATGAGTTTATTATTTTACTGAAAAAGTAAATATTATGGCATAAATATTTTTTTCAAACCAATTTTATTCGTAACTTTATAAGACAACAAACCAAATCATTATGTCTGATTACAAGTTAGAAACAATTGGTGGACACAGCTTTTATACGGTAGCTAGTGCAATCCAAAAGTATGTTCGGAGAGGAGATGAGCATAAGGCTTTATATTGGTTCTCCGAACTATTCATGAGTGGCTTTGATAACTATGCATGGAAAAGAATCAAGGTCATGGTATCTGAAGATGTAGGCTTGGCAAACCCTATGCTTCCTGCCCAAATCCATGCACTTTACCAAACCTATGTTGAAATGAAGAAGGAGAAGAACAAGCATTGCCCTGAAAAACTTCCCTTTGTTCATGCAGTCCTGTTGTTAGTCAGGAGTCCCAAATCTAGGATAGTAGATAACCTGTTGTGTCAATATTTTGACCTGCGTAACAATATCCAAACCCCTGAGTTTGATGACTATGTATATTGTTTGCATACCATTGAAGGTAAAAAGAAGGGCAGAGGTAATAGGCATTTTTACGAGGAGGCTGCTACCATAACCAATGATGTAATGCCTGATGAGTATGAAATTAGGGACAAGGTTGCCCAACAATATTATGACAGAGATGCAAGAAACAAGCCTGTAAGTAAGACTGAAGAAACATATAACCCACAATTGTTCTAGTGAAGCATGATTTAAAAAAAAGACTATTAGTTGTAGTTGCTCACCCTGATGATGAGGTACTAGGTTGTGCAGGTTTACTGCTAGAAAACCATGCTCAGAAGGGTGAAAACTATGTATTGTACTTAAATAATGGCTGCCACTACAGAAAGGACTTTGATGCAGCTACAATATTGCAGCAGATTGTTAAAGTTAGCCAAATCTTAAAGTTTAAACCTATAGTAGAAACCCTTACAACAGGGGAGTTTGATACATACCCACAAAGGTCAGTTAATGATATCGTAAGCAAATGGGTCAAAAAGTTAAGACCTGCTAAGGTGATTACACACATATCTAATGACTTGCACCAAGACCACAAGGTTGTAAATGCAGCTACAATGGTAGCTTGTAGGTTTACAGCTAATAACCCTGTAAAGGCTGTATTGGAGATGCCTGTAATTAGCAGTAGTGAAATTAATCCGCAGTTCAACTTTCAGCCTAATTTGTTCTTAGATATTAGTAAGTACATAGAAACCAAGAAGTTAGCAATGGAGCAGTATGTTTTTGAGGTAGAAAGCATGGCTGAACTGAGAGGTGCAAAAGGTATAGAAGGTTGGGCAATATTCTATGGTATGCATATTGGTGTTAAATATGCTGAGGCATACAAATTAGTGAGGGGAATATTATGATAGTTGGAGCAATAGTATTGTTAGTTATAGTTACTCTGTATGGAGTAGTAGATATGTTAAAACAAATTAACAGGTTACCTGATGAAGAAAGTAATGATTAGTCAGCCTAGATATTTGCCTAGTGAAGGCTACCTAGACAGGATAAAGATGGCAGATGTGTTTATTGTATTGGACTCAGTACAAAGGGTAGAACGAGGCTTTGAGAATAGGAACAAGATTAAGAATATGGCAGGAGTAGAGAAATGGCTAACCATACCTATCAAGTCTAGCAGTAGGGCATTGATAAAAGATACCATTATTGATGGGTTGAATTGGAAGATTGACCATATTAACAAAGTGCATGAATACTACAAAAGTGAGGTGATTGACCTGTATTACGGAGCATATTTGGCAAACATGACCACAACTAATTACACAGGATGCCTAGTAAAAGGACTCATGTACTTGAGTAAATTGTTTAATATAAAAACCGAGTTTGTATTGGCAAGTACTATTTCGGAGGTTACTAACGGAGGCATAGATGAACTGATAAGGCTTACAAAGGCGGTGAATGGAGATGTGTACCTGTCAGGTCCTACTTGCTTAAGTTACGGATTGACTCATGAGTATGCTCAATCCAATAGTATTTTATTAGAAATAGATATGGGTACAAAGCATTACCCATGGATAGAGAGTAGTTGGCTATAAAATAAATAAATGTTACAACATTAAAAAAGATGGCAAAGAGTAAAGCACTAGAAAAGTCCATTGAGGCTAGGCAACAAAACAGGGAGAAGAAAAAGCAGGAGTTTCTTGAGGTGTACAGCCAAAAGGCAAATAATATTCATTTGACTTGCAAGGCTGTCGGTATAGAAAGGGTAACCTTTTACAAATGGATGAAGGAGGATAATGCTTTTAGGGACAAGATAACAGCATTGGAGGAAGGCGACATAGATTCGGCAGAAACAGCACTCAAAAGGCAAATATTGGATGGAAACATTACGGCAATCATATTCTACCTAAAAACAAAGGGAAAGAATAGAGGCTATGTGGAGAGGCAAGAACTGACAGGAGCAAATGGGCAAAAGCTATTTGAAGTAGAGATTATAGATGGAGAAGGTTAGAATAAAAACCAATAAAGTTTACAGCCACCTTGAAAACAGCAAAGCAAAGATAGTCGTTGAACAGGGTGGAACTAGGTCAGGCAAGACTTACAATATATTGTTATGGATATTGTTAAGCTATTGTGAGAAGCACACAGGCAAGATAGTTACCATTTGCCGTAGGTCATTCCCTGCATTGAGAGGTACGGTAATGCGTGACTTTTTTCAAATAATCAAGGATAATGACTTGTATTCTGAGGAGTACCATAACAAGACAGCTAATGAATACTACATAAACGGAAACACAATTGAGTTTATCAGCCTTGATATGCCTCAAAAGATAAGGGGTAGGAAAAGGGACTTGTTATTTGTAAACGAAGCAAACGAACTGACATACGAAGATTGGCAGCAGCTTATATTCAGGACAAATGAAAGGGCAATACTAGACTACAACCCTTCGGAGGAGTTTCATTGGATTTATGATAATGTACTGACTAGGCAAGATGTGGACTTTTTTCAGACTACATACAAGGACAATCCCTTTCTAGGTGATGTAGTAAAAGCAGAGATTGAGAGGCTTAAAGACATTGATGCTAATTATTGGAGGGTGTATGGTCTTGGTGAGAGAGGACAAAGTAGAAGTCTAGTTTATTCATTTTCAACCTGTAAGGAAATACCAAAAGAAGCAAAGTTAATATCTTATGGATTAGACTTTGGCTTTAGCAATGACCCGACTGCACTTGTTAGAACATATTTGGATAATGATAATATGTATGTAGATGAATTGATATACAGGACAGGCATGACCAATCAGGATATAGCTAAGGAAATGCAGAACTTGGGACTAGACAAAAGTAATGAGGTATTTGCTGATTCGGCTGAACCTAAAAGCATTGAAGAAATATACAGGATGGGATGGAATGTAAAGCCTACCATAAAGGGAGCAATCAATTTAGGTATTGATATTATTAGGAGGTATAGGCTATTTGCAACAGACAGGAGTTACAACCTGATAAAGGAGTTAAGAAACTACAAGTATATTGAGGATAAGAATGGGCAAATGACCAACAAACCTGTGGACAATTTTAATCATGGACTTGATGCAATGAGGTACTCTGTAGTGAACAAGATAAGCAACAGCCATCTAGGTAAGTACTCATTCAGGTAAACGAAAACAATTTTAATATATTTATAAGTATGTGGGACAAACTAAGTGTAGGGCAATTTATAAGCCTGTACGATATTGAAACAAACCAAAACCTTAATGTTGTAGAGAGGCAGACTAAGATGTTGGCTATCATAGAAGGTAAGCATGAAGATGACTATGATACCATGAAGTACAGGCAATTGATACAAGATTTTGGTGAAAAGTTGCAGTTCTTTAACATAATGCCTGAATGTAAGGCAGTAGATTACATTGAGGTAAATGGCAGGAGGTACAAGTTTTGTTTTGAACTGACTGAAATAACAGCAGGGCAATACATAGACATCAGTACCTTTAGTGGTGAGATAATGCAGTTGCATAAAATAGCAGCTTGTTTCTTTTTGCCTATGCAAGGAGATAAGTACATGGAGTATGGTAGCATACCACATGACAAGGTTGCTGAGGATATGCTAGAGGCAAGGTTCGTGGATATTTATGGTTGTATGCTTTTTTTTTATCAATTATTTCAGGAGTTAATAAGCGATACCATAATCTCCTCAAACCTGAGTCAGGAGGCGAAGGCTACCCTGCAACATTTATGGAAAGATGGGGTTGGGTACTTAGTACGAAGGAAGTAGCAGACTTTGAAAACATAGCAGTTTCACAAGCCTACGCACTCCCTGTAATACAATACTTAAATACCCTAGCATATTTGAAGGATTTAAACAAGGCAAAAGAAGCACAATATAAAAAATGGGAGTTGCAACAAAGGAGGCGGTAGCCAATTTAAACATAGGAGGAAGAAGACTCAAGCCTAATGAATACATTGGTGCTATTGAAGGAGTATTGGCACAAAATGTCAAGACTGCAATGGACAAGTTAGGCATCAGGCTAGTGGACAAATTGGAGGAGTTTGCTCCTGTAGCTAGTGGAGCATTGGCTAATTCATTTAAAGTTATAGGTGTAAAGGAAAGTAAGAATGGCTACAGGTTAGAGATAGGAATAGGTGTGGACTATGCAGACTACATTGACAAGGGTGTTAAGGGTATTGAAAACAAAAGAAAGGTATTTAAAAATGCAGAAGGTAAATACTATCAGTTTAAAACTTATGGTATGCCTCCTGAAGCACTCAAGGCATTGGAAGGATGGGCAGCAAGGAAGAATATAGAATTGAAAGGACAAGCTAGTATAGAAAGGTCAGCAGGAGGAGAAGGTAAGATTAAGCTAATTACAAGTCCTGCTAAAAGACTAGCATACTATATTAAAAAATATGGTATTGAAGGAAGAAACTTTAAGAAGAAAGCAATTGATGCAGTATTGCCTGACTTTAATGTAGAACTTAAGGAGATAGGGTATAACGCATTGATTTTAAAAGTAGTAAGATGATAACATTGACAGAACCTAGTGCAAGTTTGTTACCTGCATTTAATAGGATTAATTACAGCATACTAAGTGACAACGCAGACCAAACAGGATTCAAGTATGTAGTAAAGGTGTATAACGGCAATGATGAATTGATGACAACTGCATACTATGATGCACCTGCTGACCCTGCAACCCCTGTAGAATTTGATGTATCTAAATTTGTACAGCAAGATTTTACCTATGATGTTGGTGTATATCAGACAGCAGCAACACAGCACAGCACAGGATTGATTAAGAAGTTTTACTTAAAATGTTATGAGTACCGAGATGTAGATGGTACTTATGTTATTGTATTGAATACGCAAGTAACCTCAGCTAACAAGTATGCACTTGCAGCAAGTTTTCCTTTATTGGAGTTAAAGACTTGGTATGCAAATGTGAACTTTTATACAGGTGTTTCAAACACAGGATATAAACCTTTGACAAGTTGGACTGATGTAAAACTAAGGAGTACAGATTCTCAGATGATACCTTTCTACAATGATGGTAAGGTAACCAATTTAGAATTGGTAGTCACTTTAATGAATGGAACAAGCAGCACATATTATTTAACCCCCTCAGTTGTCACAACCCCCCAAGTGACATTTTTCAAGGTTACCCCTGCAAACTATGGTAATGTTAATTACATAAGTTTGTTTTTGAATTACAATAACGGAACAGCTAGGAGAGTGCCTACAGGTATGACTTTGTACACTCAGGCTTGTGGTAAGTTTGACCCTGTTAGGGTTGCTTACCTCAATAAGTTTGGTGCATGGGACTATTTTAACTTTGATTTGGTTAGCAGGACAAGTTTTGATATTGAGAGGAAAGGCTATCAAAGAAATTACACAGCAGACATTTATGAAGGCAATGGTGTAATGGTTAAGAATACTAATCCAATATACTATACAAAGGAAATGCAGAAGTATAAGTTGGTATCTGATTACTTGACTGATGCACAAAGTCAGTTGATTAGGCAATTGTACTCATCACCTTTGGTGTACATGAACTTGGTTAATGACAATGATATATCTGTATCATGGATTCCTGTCAAGATAGTGCCAAATTCTTATGAAGTAAAACAAACAGCAACAGATAAGGTATTTAATATTGAACTAGATGTTGAGTTTGGTTTGGTAAATACAAGACAATCAATATAGTATGAGTGCTAGGCTATTTATAGAAGGATATGAAGCAGATACATTTGGTGACATTGATGTAGATTTTACCTACAGCATTGCAGACATTAGTGACATTGAAAGGAGAAACACATCATTCAGTAAGACTATTGTTTTGCCTTCAACTGAGAGAAATGCTAAGTTGTTCGGTAACATATTTGACATATCTGTTGAGAATGATTACTATGAACAAGACCCAAACATTCTAGTAAATTTTAACCCTGCAAAACAAGCAAAGGCACAAATATTTTTAGACAATGTTAAGATATTTGATGGTGTACTTAGGCTAATCAATGTAAAGAACAAGCAAGGAGATATTACCTATGAAACCAATGTATTCGGTAGGCTTAGGGATATTCTCCATGTATTAGGAGATAAGACACTAGCAGAACTAGATTTTAGTAGCTACGACCATACATGGAATTTGACTAATGTAGTTAATAGTTGGCAAAGAACTGAATGGGTAGCAGGTGGGCAAAACTATGTTTACCCCCTTGTTGATTACGGCTATACTACTGACAGCATTACTTACCCTTTTGCAAGTTTCAAACCTGCAGTATTTGTTAGGGAAATTATTGAAAAGATATTTGCAGGTAGTGGTTTTGTATTGAATAGTGAGTTTTTTAATACTCAGTATTTCAAGAAGTTGATATTGGTTACTGCAGAAAAGGCTATAACTAAGCAAGTTAGTACCTTGTTGAATCAGACTTCAGGTTTTGAGGACACAGCAGGTAATGTTGAGTATTGGACAAAGCAGATTGCATTTACTAGTATAGCAGCAGAAGGATTCACTATTAACCCACAAGGAACAAGGTTTACATGGAATAGGGCACAGACATTGAACACAGGTGTAAATTTTAACCATAGGATTCAGTTGTTATGTTTAGAAGCAGGTACTCAGGTGTATTGGACTATGAGGGTAACAAAGAATGGCAGTACTATTATGACTGACTCAAGAATGGTGTATTTTTCTGCTCAGTATCAGTTTTACAATTGGGATTGGGCAGCAACTTGGGCAGGAGATATTGCACAGAATGATTATTTTGAGGTGTATATTGAGGCTGATAGGTCAGGAGGTGGGTATAACCAAAACCCTTTTATTGATACCCTAGTTATATGCCTAGACATGAATTTGTTAATTGGTAACACCGTACCTGTTGCAGTAGATTTGACTGAGGGTGATACAATGAAGATAGGCTACATTATGCCTAAGTCAATAAAGCAAAGGGATTTTCTCAAGTCAATAATAACCATGCACAATTTGTACATACAGCAAGACAAGCTGAGGGACAATGTGTTAGAGATAATTCCGTATGCAACATTTTATAAAAACTTTAAGGATGAGGCTACAGATTGGACTGAGAAACTAGATGTAAGTCAGGAGATTACCATAACTCCTTTAAGTGAGTTAGGCTACAAGGAATACAGATTGTCTTTTGATGATGATTCTGATTATTGGAGTGGATTTTATAAGTCTAAGTATAATGAAGGTTACGGAGAAAGCAGAACTATTATAGATAATGATTTTGAACTAGATACTAAGGCAATCAAGGTGGTGTTTGCTCCCCCTGTTATGAGAGAGGAGGTACAAGGAAGGATAATGTTGCATTTGTACAAGGTTGAAAATGGTGTAAAGGTTAAAGATAACTTTAAGCCAAGAATAGCATATTGGAAGCCTGATGTACAATGTCCTACAAGTTGGAATATTAGTTACTCAGGTGGTACAGGTACATATTCAGCATATCCTTATGCAGGTCACCTTAATAACCCAATAGACCCTGTAGCAGATTTGTTGTTTGGTACTCCTAAAGAGGTGTACTTTAGTATTTCTGTTTACCCTGGTGCTAACTTGTACGGAGCATATTACAAGCCATTGATTGACCTTATAGGTGACAGAAGCAGTAGGTTAATACAGGCTGAGTTTTACCTGACTCCGCAAGATATTATGGATTTGGATTTTAGGAGGTTGGTTAAGGTAGGCAATCACTTTTACCAATTGCACAAGATTGACAGGTATAACCCTATTGCTAATACACTCAGTAAGGTTAGCTTGTTTAAAGTATTGACTGAATTGCAGCCAACAGATTACGACTACATATTACTTGAAACAGACTACTTTATGCTACAAGAAAACGGAGTAAATAAGTTTTATATTTAAGATTATGGCAGATAAAAGAATAAGTCAGTTAGTAGAAAGGGTAAGCATACTCAACAATGATGTGCTGCCAATAGTAGCAAGTGGAGCAGCTACAACCAACAAAGTGACCATCCAAACGATTGAAGATTATTTGCAAAATAACCTTGATTTTGGAGTTACTTCTGTTGGCTTAACTATTAACACAAGTGGGACAGATATAGCCGTTACAGGTTCACCAATAACCTCTACAGGCAGTTTTACGATAAGCATACCTACAGCATCAGCTACAAACAGGGGTGCTTTGTCTAGTGCAGATTGGACTACATTCAATAATAAAGTAGGTACAGCTAGAAGCATTAATACAACAGCACCTTTGCAAGGAGGCGGTGATTTGAGTGCAGACAGGACTTTGTCAATTACTCAAGCAGGAGCAAGTACAAATGGTTACCTCAGCAGCACAGATTGGAACACTTTCAACAATAAGCAAGATGCTTTAGGTTATACTCCTGTAAACCAAACTAGGCAGCTTACAATCAATGGCACTAGCTATGATTTGTCAGCAGATAGGACATGGAATGTTGGTACGGTTACATCTGTAGGTATAAGTATGCCTTCAGCATTCTCAGTTTCAGGTAGTCCTGTAACAAGTACAGGCACTTTGACAATTACAGGTGCAGGTACAGCTAGTCAGTACATAGATGGAACAGGAGCATTGCAGCCATTCCCTACAATTATTGGACAAGCAAAGGAATTGATTAGAGAGGTGTACAATGAGAGTGGAGCAACAATGGCAAAAGGTACGGTTGTCTATATTGATGGAGGACATGGTAACTTGCCAACAATTGCTAAGGCATTGGCAGACTCAGATGCAACTTCAGCACAAACTTATGGTGTTGTACAGGATGACATATTGGATATGTCTAATGGCTATATTGTAGTAGTAGGTGATTTAGTAGGCATAAATACCCAAGCATTTGCAGAAGGTACTCAATTGTATTTGAGTGGTACAACAGCAGGAGCATACACTAGCACCAAGCCTTATGCACCTATTCATTTGGTGTATGTAGGTATTGTAACTAGAAGTCACCCTCAATTGGGTGTTATAGCTGTTAAGATTCAGAACGGCTATGAAATGGATGAGTTGCATGATGTAGCAGCACAGAACCCAAGCAATAACGATATACTCCAATATAAAACTGCTACAGGTTTATGGACTAAAACAGCAGGTACTACTACAAACATAGCAGAAGGTACTAATTTGTACTATACTGATGAAAGAGCAAGAGGAGCATTTAGTGAGTCTGTTACAGGTTTAGATTATAATTCTAGCACAGGTGTACTAAGTACAACTACAGGTTATGGTATTCCAACGACTGCAAAACAAGCAGAATGGGATGCAGCATACAATGACAAGATTAATAGTGCAGCAGTAACAGGCACAACGACTAAGACTTTGACTCTTACTCAGCAAGATGGAGGAACGGTTACTGCAAGTTGGACTGATTATGATACAGCGCCTGTTACTTCAGTTTTCGGTAGAACAGGAGCAATTGTAGCAACAGAGGGAGATTATAACTTAGGTCAGCTAGGAGATGTTACAATAACTACCCCTAGTAATGGTCAAGTTCTTAGATATAACGGCACAGCATGGGTAAACGATACAGGTTATGTAGGAACGGTTACCTCAGTTGGTTTGTCAGCACCTACAGGTTTTTCAGTTTCAGGTTCTCCTGTTACCTCAAGTGGTACTTTAGGTTTGTCATTTGCAGCAGGGTATTCCTTGCCTACAAATGCAAGTCAGACTAATTGGGATGCAGCTTATAATGATAAGATAAATAGTGCTGCTGTTACAGGTACTACTACCAAGACATTGACATTGACCCAACAGGATGGTGGTACAATTACTGCTAGTTGGTCAGATTATGACACAGCACCTGTGACAAGTGTATTTGGTAGGACAGGAGCAGTAGTGGCTACAGAAGGGGATTACAATTTAGGTCAATTAGGGGATGTAGCAATTACAACCCCAACCAATGGTCAATTCCTTAAATATGATGGTACTAGTTGGATTAACGCAGCAGCAGGTACGGTTACTTCAGTAGCATTGGCTACAGGTACAACAGGTACAGATGTAGGTGTTACAGGTAGTCCAATTACAGGAGCAGGTACAATTACATTGAATATCCCTGTTGCAAGTGCAACAAATACAGGTAAGTTAAGCAGTACTGATTGGAGTACATTCAATGGTAAAGAACCTGCAATTACGGCAGGTACAACTGCACAATATTGGAGAGGTGATAAGACATGGCAAAACTTTAATACTGCTGCAAGAGGTAGTATTAGTTTGACTACAACAGGTACAAGTGGAGCAGCAACTTATGATTCTGCAACAGGTGTTTTAAATGTACCAAACTATGCAACTGATTTGAGTGGCTATGTTACAATAGCAACAGACCAAACAATAACAGGAGTTAAAATATTTAGCAATGGTAGTAGTGATACATTGACTATTGTTGGTACAGATGTTCCAGGTGTTCAAGGTCAAGGTTCTACATTTTACATGAAAGGTAATGATGGAACAGGTGTCAAAACATATTCAGTACTTAGAGCAGAAAAGGAAAATGGAACAAGTGGAAATCCTGCAGGTAAGTTTGTAATTGGTGTTCGCCATGCTACACTAGGAACTAGAGATGCATTGAGTATTGATTCAGATAGAAATGTTTCAATAGTAGGAAATGTAACTGCTGCAAATTTAAGCGGTACAAACACAGGTGACCAAACACTAGCAGGATTAGGTGGTGTACCTACGAGTAGGACAATTTCAACAACTGCACCATTGCAAGGTGGAGGTAATTTGACTACTGACAGAACTCTAAGTATAACACAAGCAACAACTAGCACAAATGGTTATTTGTCTAGTACAGATTGGAATACCTTTAATAACAAGCAAAATGCTTTATCAGGTATTATTTATAATGGTGGAGCATATTCTACACCAAGTTATACAGGTGCAACTTATGATGGAATAACTACAAGTGGGTATTATAGGTTGAATGGTGGGGGAGATAGTAGAAGTGTATTAGTATGGGATGCAGGAGGTAGTACAGGTGCAACGCAATTAGAATCAGCATACAATATAGGTATGCGTTTTAGGAATAAGACAGATAACAATGTATGGACAGGTTGGAAAACTATTGTTACTAGTGAAAATGTTAGCAGTTATGCTTTGACATCTACAAGTACTACATTTACTTATAATGCTTCTGTTTTATTAGATACTACATGGAAAGATACAGGTGTAAGTAATTCAAATTTGACAACATCAGGAGTATATCTTGTAACTTGTTTTAGCAATGATGCTTATTCGGGTGGACTTATGTATTCACAAACTTATGTAGGTATTATGTATTGGTATGCAGAGAATACAAATGGTGCAAATTTTAGTGAAATATCATTGCACCACATGGGTCATGCAGATAATGATAGATATATTTATTTAAGAACAAGAGGAACGGTAGGTAATGCAGGTACTTTTTTGCAAATGAAAAGCAATGGTACAAATTCAAGTGCAGCAACATATACATTCACATTTAAAAGATTATTGTAATTATGGCATTTAGAGTAGATAGTATAAGTGTTAATGATGATTTGAATGTAACAGACACAATAACTGCTGGTACTATTGTCAAATCGGGTGGTACTGCATCCCAATTTTTAAAGGCAAATGGTTCTGTAGATAGCACAAGTTACACACCTACAAATGGAAGTGGAGCAAGTGGTACATGGGGAATCAGTATAACAGGCAATGCAGATACGGTAGATGGGATGCATGCAACAGAATTTGTCCCAAAAACAAATAGTTGGACATACGGAACACATCCTTATGCATGGCCTAATGCTGAGCAATGGTGGAAGATTGCAGAAGTAACATTGAATGGTAGTTGTCAGAGTTATAATTTTTGGGGTGTATATCGCCATACAGGTTCTTGGGAAAACAATCATGTTTTTATTAGCATGACTGCAAGAGCAGAATGTAGTTTTCCTAGTGCAAATGAAGACCATCATGTAATGGTTAATATGACAGGTTCAGGTACTAATTCTAGCACATATACAAATAGATTAAGAGTTGTATTAACACAAAGTAGTGCTAATCTTAGAGTATATGAATTGCAATTTTATAATGAAACATGGGACCCTGGAAATTGGGAATTTCAAACTAATGCAGGTTGGACTTTATACTCAAGTAGGCAAAACCCTGGAACTCCTTTACCAAATAGTAGGGCATTTATGTATGGAGAATTAGTAAGTAATGGTTTGCAAATTAATGGTGGTTCTGCTTTTAGAGGAGCAATATCATTTGATAATGCAGCATACATGGTAGGTTCTCCGAGTTATGGGTTTAGGTTTAATAATTCTAGTGATACCCTAAACAATGTCATAATGCACGAAAGTGGTAATGTGAGCATAAGAGGTAGGTTAGCAACAGGTAATGTAGGTGTTAGTAGTCCTGATTGTATGGTTGTATTGCAAGGCAATTCAGGTGCATCGGGTTTTTCAACTCTTGACCAAAACAATATATTGCATTTGACTAGGAATAGCCATTCTTATATTTTATTTTCTAGTCCCGATAATTTTGATAATGGTATACACTTTGCTAATACTACTGACAATAGTTTTGTAGGAAGATTTGCATATTTTCATAGACCAGGAGGTGATTCTATGGTTTGGTCTGTAGCATCTGATATTAGAATGAATTTAACTGCAGGTGGCACATTAACTGCAAGTGGTGATGTTGTTGCTTATGGTTCACCATCTGATGCTAGATTAAAAACAATTAAAGAAAAAGTACCTAATGCCTTAGATAAGGTATTGAAACTTAATGGTTATAGATTTGATTGGAATGAAACAAATGAACTGACAAAAATCAAAGAAGATGTAGGTGTTATAGCACAAGAAGTAGCAGAAGTTTTACCCGAATTGGCTAGAACTAATGAAGATGGATTTATGTCTGTTCGTTATCAAGGTTTGACCGCAGTATTGATTGAGGCAATTAAGGAGCAGCAAAAACAAATTGAAGAACTTAAAAATTTAGTCAATGCCC